CCCTTCGCCATCAGCGAGCTGATAGGCCTTGTCTCTGGGTTTTGCAGTCTCGGCCCGACGTGTATTTAAGGTCATTTTTGGGGACTTTTTTGTTGAACAGGATAAGCCCGCACTAAGACCCCAAACGTTAATTGATTCACGTTGAAATGGGGAGACATCTGTTGACGTCGCATAGCCAGGATAGGGGGTTTTCACTGATTATAAGGGGGTTTTATTGAGTTCGGTAGATGGCAGGAGAGGTATGTATGGTGTCCCCTGCAGGAATCGAACCTGCAACTAGCCCTTAGGAGGGGCTCGTTATATCCATTTAACTAAGGGGACATAGAACTAACTGATTTTTAAGCGTTCATCTTGTGTTGCATGTTATCCTATCATTCCCCGTATCATCAAGCATTTCATTCCTTTTATTTCCTATCAGTTCCCTTCATTCCGCTTAGAAAATCACTTCGTTCACTTGCCATTGCGTACAGATTGAGTACAGAATGCTTAAATTCAATGTGTACAGGATACAGAGCCGTGGCCCTCAGTGATACCAAACTTCGCAGCATCAATGCTAAGCCATACAGCGGCGCAGCTGAGGTCACAGATGGTGACGGGCTGAGTGTACGCATAACGCCCACAGGCACGATCACATTCCAGTTTCGTTATCGCTGGAACGGTAAGCCCGTTCGCCTCTCCATTGGCCGCTATCCCGCTATGTCTCTCAAGGAGGCGCGCGTAGTCGTCGGTGAGATGCGCGAATTGTACCTCAAGGGGCTAAACCCGAAAAATTATTTTGCCAAAGAAGATGGCGAGCTGACTCTCAAAGAGTGCCTGGATCAGTGGTGGGGTAAGTATGTTGAAACGCTGAAGCCGAACACTCAGACGCTGTACAAGTCAGTTGTGTACAACACGATGTACACAGAATTCCCGGACGCTCCGGTAGTAAACATTCCTGTTTCGGCATGGGTGCGTTTCTTTGATAAGCAGGAAAAGAAGAACAGCAAAAAGGCCAGGGTACTTCTTCTGCAGCTACGTTCCGTCATGAACTGGTGTATCAGTCGCCAGTTGATCCCATCGTGCGAAGTCCTGAAGCTAAGTGTTAAGACCATTGGAAAAAAACCTGATGTGGGTAGTCGTGTTCTCACGTATACCGAGTTGGCTAAAATCTGGCTGGCGCTGGAGAACAACAAGATCGTTACCTCCAACAAGGTGCTTCATCAGCTGCTTTTGCTTTGGGGAGCCAGGCTATCAGAGCTGCGCCTTGCTACTGCCAGTGAGTTCAATATGGATGATCTTATCTGGACGACTCCAGCAGAACATTCAAAGATGGGTAACGTTATCCGTCGCCCAGTGTTTGACCAGGTGAAACCTTTTGTTGAAAGGCTCCTCAATGCTGGAAATGATGTTCTGTTTCCCGGCCAGGAACTGGACAAGCCTATAGATCGCTCGTCAGCAAATCTCTATATGAAAAAATTAAGGGATAAAATTGATATACCTGAGTGGCGAACACATGACTTCAGGCGCTCGCTTGTGACGAATTTATCAGGGGAAGGGGTTATGCCACACGTAACCGAAAAGATGCTAGGGCATGAATTGGGAGGAGTGATGGCGGTGTATAACAAACACGATTGGCTGGTGGAGCAGAAGGAAGCATACGAAAAGTACGCGGACAAAATATTTTGGCAAGTAAATAAGTTAAGATAAATTCTTTTTGTTAGGTTTGTCGAGGTCATCATGAATAGCGAATTATTAAAATGGCTTGTTAGTATCGTTACATCAGCAGCATTTATCTCTGGAGTTGGCTACTTATTTAGAGATAGTATTGGAAAGTTTCTTACAAAATCTATTGAACACAAGTTTGATACAAAACTTGAAAAATTTAAATCTGAAGTGAGAGAGGGCGAGAAAGAACTGGAGCAAATAAGGAATTATCTTTCCAATGTGAGAACAAGCAGGGATTCTGTTCTCCAGTCAAAAAGATTCGAATCAGCTGAGAATTTAATTAAGATTCGTAAATACCTAATTGGTTTATCTATGGCGGTGCAATATATGCAGATGCTTAATGTCAAAGAGATAATGAAAATGGGAGATGACCAAAGACTTAATGACTTTATGGAAGCTATCACAAGGCCATTAAAAATAAATGAAAAGTTAGAAGAGTATAATGGTTTTGATAAGGATACTATGAAATTATATTTGAGTGAAAGCACACTTAAATCTTTTGAAATATATGAATCAATATCTTTGTTTGCTCTAATATCTCTTCGTTTTTTGTCAATTCCCTTAGCTAGAAAACACAACATTCTAAATGAAGGAGAGATAAGCAAAAAAATAATTGAGGCGATTCCTGCTTCAAAGGAAGGTTTTGAGAAATTTGGTGAGATTTATATTTATAATTGGCACAATTACTTTTATACCGATGTATTAAATAAGCTTAGAAGTGAGTTGATTGGTGAAAACAATATGATCAATGATACAAAATCTGCAGAAAGGCTTGCTTTGGATTTTCAAAAAACAAAGGGTAGTATAAAAGAACTGTTAGCAACCTATGGGTTGTCTCAGGGCTTAATAAATGAAGGTGGGATGGAAGAATAGTGATGGGTATATATTGAAATATAATAGGTTAGTGTTCTGTATGGCTTTAAATGTTACTAAACATACTTAAAGCCATTGTGTTTTACTTTTTGTTAATTTATCTGTGGCTATTAATTCCACCTCTCTCCAACCATTCTGAAACTGCTTTCCTGCTATAGCGTGTTGGATAGGTGAGAACAGGTTGAGGAAAACCATGCTCTTTACGTAAACGCCACACAGCTGTTTTTTTCTTCCCCAGCAATTCGAATACTTCTTTCTCTTCCATAAAATCTTTAGAAGTCATAAGCACCTCATTCAAAATTACCGTTAAAAATACATGTACCACACCCGCCACGAGCCCCTTCAGTACAAACATCACAGCGGTCTACTTTTTTACGAGGTCGTTCTTTGATGTGTAGCCTTGGTTCCCCGTCTTTTGGCTCCGGCCATGAGCGCTGCTTGTTTATCGCCAGCTTTTCGATCATCGCTTGGGTAATCTGCTCATCTGTATAACCGGCACGGCGCTGGGCGTCCCACAGCAGGAACTGCATATCAGCCCACTCCGACAGGTCGCCAGGCTGTTCAGCGGCTTCCAGTGCTTCTTTGCTGAGGTGCTTCAGCGGGCCAACCGGGCCGACATTACCGAAAGTTGCCTGTGACCACTCGGCATGCGCACTGCGTACCTGCTCACGTTCCGACGCTGGCTGCGCGTGGCGATAGAGCAGAATAATTCGGCGCTCGTCTGCATGCGGAGTAACAGGGTTAACAGTGAAAAGGTACCCGCAACCACCACGATCAACGTCTCGCAACTCCTGTTCATCTGTCCACGCCACCGGCTCGCTGTCCATTGCGGCCAATGCCATGCGGGCCAGCTCCTCAGCCTCTACAGCTGGCAGCATTACGTTGCTTCCAGCTCCGTAGGTTTCACGCCATAGTTTAATTTTTTCCAGTCGTTCTCTGGTTAACTGGTTTTTAGTCATTTATTCAGCCTCCACGCTGTTAGCATGGCAATAGTGCTCACCATTAGGACGCGTAGACGTTACACCACAGCGCGGACATGGTTCAGTAAACGTTAGAACCAACTGCTCAACAACTGTGGAAACTTCCTGCTGTTCAGCGTTGGTAAGCTGGCGATTAAGTTCAAACTCCAGCGAATCGACGATTAAGAAGGCGAAGCCCTCAATAGAACTGCGCATAGCATCAATGATCATTTCTTTGGTCAGGGCATCAGTCATGGCTGGCCTCCTCGAATAACACATCCCCCTCAATACCGCCGACCTGATAAACGATCGAGCCATCTTCCCGATATTCCATTGGTGCAGCGATCCAGCCTTCGCCATTGGGATCATCATCGTCGCCAACTTGAACAAACCCGCCAGCAACTACACGGGCCGGATACTTTTCACCTTCAGTCCAGTATCCTTCGGTATCTTTTAAGCATTTGACATTCATGCAGCCACCCATTCATTGACCAGCCATATTCCCAGCGCAGAAAGCGATACCGCTCCAACCAGAACTATTGCATCCAGGATGAATGTCTTTCGCAGAATGGGATCACGATAAATTTTGAAAATCATTTACTAACACCTCCCATTGTTGAATCAGATTCAATCGCGCAGCACCAATGCTATCGGCGTGGTAGGTCACCTTTACAGAATGGTGTTTGTGCGGACATTGCAAAGCCCCATAACGCATATAGGGGCTATGACCATGCCAGGAGAATTGTGCTAACGCCCCACAGGTTGGGCATTTGAGGATAGTTTCTGTCATGCGGCATCACTTTCTTCAGATGATGAGGCCTGTTCATTGTTTTGCTCGTCTTCCCCAGGTGCCGATGTTTCGTAGCGGAATTCCTGAAGAATCGACAGCACTTCGGCCTGCATTGCTGGTGGTACTTCAATAATCAGTCCGCCGCTGGTGGTCTCTTTGCATGATGAGATGATCTCCAGAAACTTCCGCGCCTTTCCTGCATTGAATTGTGGCTTGGCGATGCTCTTTGTGACTTTCGTTTTCCCGGCTGCTTCTGCTTTTTTCATCAGCCTGGCGGCTTCCCGGTCTGCATAAACGCCATGTTCGCGAGAAATGCCAATCGCAATTGCATAGTTCATAGAGCCATCGCGAACCAGCTTTTTGATATACGGGGTGCATTCATGAAGCTGGAGATGTTGAAGGATATCGGACTCTGAACGCTTAACTTTTACGGCAATCTCTGCCGGACTCCATCCCTGATTCTGTAGGCGGTGATACGCCGCACCACGTTCAAGGGGAGTAAGTGCCAGCCCTTGCGAGCTAGTCACCATAAACGCGATCTTATCGGCCTCAGTACCAACAAAATCTTTGCACTCAAGGCGCACGATATCGTGTCCCATAGCGATTGCGGCGAGCGCACCGTGATAGCGGTGGTGGCCGTCGATCACCTTCACACCACGCTCAGTAACTTCTACGGCCAGCGGCGGAATATATTCACCGGCAATAAACGCATCGCGGAACTCATCGACATGCGCCTGATTTAGTTCGCGAACGTTGTAACCTTCTTCCGCATAAATTGAGGCGATCGGGACGTTATAGGTTTTACGGGTAGTTAACCCGGATTCTTTATCGTTATAGAGCTGGCCTAAGCTGGGCATATGGTCACCTTTTTGAATTAGGGAGTGCTTCGCTATGCGCCCCACCTGGAGGCGCATAAAACAACACACGGGATGGATGGGTTAGATGGAGCCTTCGTAGATAGGCAGTTCATCGCCGAGCTGGTTTTCCATATCGGCTACGATCTCCGAGAAGGCGTGCTCAATGATTTTTTTCGGCTCGATCAGCTCATACCAGAGGACCAGCTGACCGTCGCGCAGGCGGTAGCGAATGCGCGCATCGATCTGGTACGGTGCGCCATTATGGAAAGGCGCTAATGCCAGGCTGATTTTTTCCGGGATTTGGGTATTACCGGAGCCGGACTTATCATCGCTGTACTGGAACTGACAGGTTCCATCCTGCAGGCGCTTAACCGACTTGAACTCAACCTTCCTGGTCTCCTGAAAGGCGAGTACCATTTCCAGTAGATCGGTACCAGACGGGCCTTTATAGTTATCGCTAATCGGCGCGACATTCTTGATGTTGTTTTCCAGAAACTCAGCAAAGTCGATCTGGTTCATCTTGCGGCCGTCAAACCCTATCCATGCTTTCCAGTCATCAGAGAATGGGCAGTCATACACTGCTTTGTGCATACCCCAGTGAGGGTTATCGGCGTCCTGGTGGAAGTCCAGCACCGCGACGATCTTCGTTTGGGTTTTATCAGCGAAAACAACAGAACGCGCATCACGGAATCGCTGGATATATGCGATTAGCGAACCGGGGGAAATCAGGTTTGTAGTCTGGCGAATACGAGACGGGGCAATCTGGAGGCTTTCGAGCGATTTGATATCGAAGCCATCCGGGACGACGACGGACGGGATATCGGTATCAGTTTTCAGCGTTGCAGCAACCAGATCGCGGATGTCGTGCACGGCAGAGCCTTCAATTTGAGACATTGAATAATTCCTTTAGATAGAGGTGTTGGGAAGAAAGGGGATTACTGGGCCAGCTTAATCGGTGCAGCTTGTGGCGCTTGTTCGATAACTTTCAAATCCATCTGAACTTGCGCCGGGTCATCACGCAGCAGATCGCCATCAGCGGTAGAGAACATAATGGTATCGGCGCGGTCCAGTTCCGGGATAGTGCGGGTTACTTTTGGCGTGACCTTCATTGTGTTTTCGTCACGGGTATTCAGCATTGAACAGTTAAGGGTAAGGGTCACAGCTCCCTTTTTACCCGTTTCACGTACAGCCTTGATGACTTCGGCCAGCGCTTCGGTCAGCTCGGCATCGAGAGTGCCTTTGTTGATGTACGCCAGCTGCTGGCTAAACGGCGTGGTATTTTTGGTTTCGGACATAATTATCTCCAGTTATCAGCAAGGATCGCCTTTCTGGGTAAGAAGCCTGTACAGCCAGCTCTGCCGCCAGAAGCGAACGAATGATTTAGGGTTGCGAACAGCCTGCACACCACGAGGGACGCGCATCAGATCGCCGTAAGGTAAATTAACGTTACGGAAGGTCATATAAATCACCGATTAATTAGGTATCCGGCAGGAGTTGAACCCGCGCTGGGTTGGGCAGCCCAGCCAACACCGGGAGCGGACACATTGAATAAAAAGGGCGGTTACCCATCAGAACATTATCCTCTTCCTCCTGTTTGATTGGTGGAAGACTGGATAACCGCCAAGTGAACAGCCTCACACAGCGATAGGCCTGTCTTTTCACCACATCAGGCTCGGTGGTATCTTGGGAGTTCTCACACAGCCAAGAAGGGAAATTGCAATGACAAAAGAAGAAAAGGTTATGGGTCTGCTAAAGATTGCGGTTCAAACGCATACTGCCTATCAGACGGCTGCAATGACATCATCTAAGGGGTATACAAGGTCACAGGACCCAATGGGTGATATAGAGCAACTATTTGATAAATTTGAAGAATTATTCAATAAAAAAATCGCTGAGTGAATCAGGAAGAGACTGATCAATAATATTCATCACAACGCGTAAATTACTGGAAGTGGGCTTTAATCCTCTGGAGGAAAGCTCGCTTTTTAAAACCGTGAGAATTTCAGAGCTAATGACCAGAAGACGCTCTCCGGTCATAATTTTTGAATCAATACATTTTTCGTCCATCTTCGACCTCTTTGCTTTAATTCAGCCCAACCCCCTCGCATCAAAGGGGCTGGAATAAATCATTTTGCGCTTGCACACTTCCCCTGCCAGTGTTCCCCGTTCACGCACGATTGAGATCGTGGCTAACCCTCACACCGACCGGATCGCACCCGGTGATACGTCGCATTAAAGCGCAGGGGTCTAAACAGGTTTCATGTGCTGTTCCGACTTTGCTGATTGTTAAAGAGCGGCATTGCTTCAGCGGGCCCCTGTCGTAACGTTTACGGCTGGGTACCATTCCGCTGTTGATGTAACCGAATGTACCTTTAGTTACCTTTGCCGTCAAGGTTGTTTTGTACCTTTAGTTACCAAAAGGCGCAAAAAAAAAGCCGGAGTGATTCCGGCTGTATGAAAATGGGGGCTTAGATGTTTTGTGTGATTTGGACGACTCTTCCGATTATCCGGCAGTTTCCGTCAATTTGAATTGGCTTGAATGCGGGGTTTAAAGGCATCAGGTACGCATATGGGCTATCCCATACCAGTTTTTTTACCGTTGCTTCTGTTGAACCATCCAACATAGCAACAACAACTTTCCCATACAGGTCGTCAATTTGTCCGTAATGAGGTTCGACAATAACTATCGACCCTTCTGGTATTGAAGGTATCCCGTTCGGGTTTGTCATGGATTCGCCACGAACTACAAGTCCGAAAGCTTCGTCTGAAACATTTGCAGTGGTTTGGGTCCAGGAAATCACATCAGTTAGTCTTGAGCTTGAATAAGTTTCAGTCCATGTGCCTGCTTGTACAGCAGAAATAATAGGGATCGCAACAGGAGGTTTCAGGTATGGAATTACCTTCGTGTCATCAACTACGACATCACCTTCGCCGTAGAGAATCCACTCCGGAGTAACCTGAAGAGCAAGTGCAAGCTGGTGGAGGTTCTCTCCATCAGGTTTAGTTGTCCCGCTTTCCCATTTTGTAACCGACACCCTACTAACCCCCAGCTTTTTAGCGAGCGTTTGTTGTGTGATGTCAAGCTGAACCCTACGGGCGCGGATTCTATCTTTCATTTCATTTCTCATGTAACCAATGTTACTTGAAGTGGTGGTAACTTTTATTTGCTATTTAATGTACCTTTTGTTACCTTCAGATCATTAAGTAACAGGAGTAACTATGCGCAAACATGAAGTCATAGAGTATTTCGGCGGAGTATCTAAAACCGCCAGTACTTTAGGGATCTCTCATCCGGCTGTCTGCCGCTGGGGCGAGGTGATCCCTGAGAAACAGGCGTTTGTGATCGAGCGAATCACTAACGGAAAGCTCAAGTACGACGCCAGCCTTTATCAAAAGTCTACAGATTCTGCGTCATAACAGTAACTACCAAAGGAAATTCAAGATGGTAGAGCAAAGCTTAAAAGAAGTGGTGAAGGCAATGTGCAAAGCATATCCAGGAGGCCGCGAAGCTATGGCTGGCGCTCTAGGGATGACGCTCACGCAGTTCAATAACAACCTGTACGAGAAAAATGGATGCCGTTTCTTTGAAGTCGCTGAACTTGAAGCGATGGAGGACATTTCTGGTACAGCTGAGCTTGCCGATTACTTCGCGAAAAGACGCGGCGCATTGCTGGTGGATGTACCAAAGCTAGAAGACCTGGATCAGGTCGAACTATTCAATAAAGCCATGAAGACAGCCGCCATGCGTGGGCATGTTGATCTGGTCATCAACCTTGCGCTTGCCGATGGTGTGATTGATGAAGCTGAAGCTGATGAAATCAGGCACTACCACAGAAAACACCTCGCGGCACGAGAAGAAGAAGTGAAATCCATCCTTGCAGTCTTTGGCCGACGAAAACCAAAGCGAGAGTAACCCCTTACAGGCTCACCACGTAAGCAGGAGGGCCAATGTATCAGGACGAATATTTCCACGTGACTATGCCCACGGTTTTTGCTCGTGAGGACGCCCCGTGGATTAAAGAGCAATTGGCAACACTCCCGGCAGGTATGCGGGAAAAAATCGCGATGGCGTATGCGCAGGCGTACCAGGAAGCGTTCGATGCTGAGCCGGTGTCATTCCGGCAGCAGAACGCCGCACGACGGACGGCAAATCGCCGATTGCGAGAGTTTTGCACGAGGTATACCCCAGCGGTTAGGGGATATACGTCGCTCCCACCCAGGGTTTGATTTTCTGAATCTGGGTTGGGGGAAAGGGGGCGGTGTTGGGTTTTAGCCCGAAGGGCTGGAACAGCTTTACCAGAAGAGAACGATCTAACAGATAGATCACTGTATGGGGTTGAAAACGTCGCTTGGAAGTTCAGACGTTTAGACATCCAAAAGGAGCCAAAATGATTTATTCAGACGCTAACGAAAAATGGGCCCCCGTTCCGGTGGAGCCGTATTCCAAAGCCTACGAAGTCAGCAACCTCGGACGGGTACGCAGTATTCCGCGCCTGGCTAACTCTGAATATTTTATTCGACACATTCACGGCGGTTTTCTTAAAGGCCGCCAGCGCAAAGACGGGACCAAAACCGTTACGTTGTCGGTTCAGCGTCAGCGCACTAAGTTTGTCATCGCCGAGCTGGTGGCTATGGCCTTCGGGGAGGTTACTGCTAATGCTTAACATCCAGCCCCGCGAAAAACAGGTAGTCGCGTTAAACATGCTGCGCAGCGCCTGGAAACAGAATAACTCCTTCATGCTCTACGCCCCTGTAGGGTTCGGCAAAACAGCAATAGCCGCGCTGATCACTGATGGCTTTGTAAGCCGTGAAATGCGCGTAATGTTTGTGGCTCCGTATACGGTTCTGCTGGACCAGACCGCAGCCCGATTCATGGAATACGGCCTTCCTGGCGAAGAAATCAGTTATGTCTGGCGTGATCACCCGTCATACAACCCCACAGCTCTGATCCAGATTGCCAGTGCGGATACGCTGATTCGCCGTGAGTTCCCGGACAATATCGACCTGTTGATCGTTGATGAAGCCCACCTGAAGCGCAAAAAACTGCTGGAGGTTATCGACAATCTCACTCGCAACACAGCAACGAAGGTAATCGGCCTTTCCGGTACGCCTTTCGCTAAGTTCCTGGGCAATTACTACCAGCGCCTGATTAAGCCAACGACCATGAAGGAACTGATCGCCATTGGTGCATTGAGCAAATATGAGTTCTATGCACCGTCGCATCCTGATCTGTCCAAAGTGGAAACGTCATACGTAGCAGGCTATGGCAGCGACTACAAAGAAAACCAGCTCAGCCAGGTAATGAGCGAAGCCAAGCTGGTAGGCGACATCGTGAAAAACTGGCTGGAGAACGGCGAAGACCGCCCGACGATTTGTTTTTGCGTAGATGTCGCTCACGCCAATTTTGTCACGGTTGAATTTGCCAGCGCTGGCGTGACGGTTGAAGTTATGACAGCCAGCACACCGCACGACGAACGGCAGCTCACGATCCGCCGCTTCGAACAGGGCATAACCAAAATCATCATTAACGTTGGTGTTCTGGTAGCCGGTTTTGATAGTGATGTTCGCTGCATTATCTTCGCCCGGCCAACAAAAAGCGAAATGCGCTGGATTCAGATTCTTGGGCGTGGCCTGCGTGCCGCTCCTGGTAAAGATCACTGCCTCATCTTCGACCACACAGGCACGGTTAATAAGCTGGGCTATCCAGACGATATTGAATACGACTATCTCCCTTCATCGTCTGACGGCATGGAAGAAGCACCGCAGAGAGCCGTAAAGACCGATGAAGCAGAAAAGCTGCCGAAAGAATGCAGCCAGTGCCACTTCGTCAAACCAGCCGGGATATACATCTGCCCGAAATGTGGTTTTAAACCGCTAGCCGGGGAAGACGTGGAAACAGATAAATCCCGTGGGCTGAAAAAGGTAAGCAAAGCGGAAGTCAAATATACCGCTGAGCAGAAGCAATCCTGGTGGTCTCAGATTCTTTTTTACCAGCGCACCCGCGCAGCGCAGGGACGCCCGGTCAGTGATGGCTGGTGTGCGCATACCTACAAACAAAAATTCTCTGTATGGCCACGGGGGCTACATCACACCCCGCAGCAAATCACACCGGAAGTAACGAATTTCATCAAATCTAAACAGATCGCCTTTGCGAAGAGAAAAGAGAAAGAAGGAGATGCCGCATGAATACCAAACAAGCTGCGATTGGTCGCTGGGCGGAAATATTTAAACACTATGGTCTCCCTGGTATCACCGGGAAAAACCATCTCAAGGGGGAATGTCCTCTGTGTGGCCGTACCGGAAAATTCCGCTGCGACAATAAAAACGGCACCGGCTCATACATCTGCGTGTGTGGATCTGGTGATGGCTGGGCCTTGTTGACCGCTAAGACTGGCAAAGAGTTTAAGGTTCTGGCCTCAGAAATAGACCGCCTGATCGGCAACGAGTACACCTCAGACCGCACCAGAGTAAATCCGGTACGTACATCGCTGGCGCAACAGCGTGAAAAGGTCAGTCGTAAGTTTGCAAAGCTCACCCCTCTGCGCGGAACCGGGGCAGATAGTTACCTGAAAGGGAGGGGTATCAATTCCCTGCCTTCTGAGAGCATCAGATTCTGCGATAAGCAGCCAGTAGACGGGAAAAACCTGCAGGCTATTTATGCATTGGCAACTGATGACCGTGGCGAACTGTGTTACCTGCACCGCACCTTGCTTGATGGTGATAAAAAGGCGCAAACAGGTGGCGCAGCCAAGAAGATGATGAAGCTGCAGGAAGATAGTTATCTGGAATTTGCTAAGTCTGTTGCTATCCGCATGTTCCCTACGTCCTCCACGCTGGGTATTGCAGAAGGTATCGAAACGGCGCTGGCCTGCCATCAGATCACTAAGTGCAATACCTGGGCGACGATGAACACTGCATTCATGAAGAAGTTCCGTGTTCCTGCTGGCGTAAAGAACCTCATTATTTTTGCAGACTCAGATGCAAACGCTGCTGGGCATGCCGCCGCTTTTGAATGCGCTGCGGCGAATCTGCACGCGAAGAATGATCTGGAAAGTGTCTCCGTGCGCTGGCCTGCGCAGGGTGATTTTAATGATCTGCTGCTTAACGGTTCAGAAGTATTCGAGTGGGTATTTCACCGGGGGATGAAACAGTGAAGAAACCAGCGGCTGCAAAGGTGAAAACGTACAAACCGAAGAAGTGCGCCAGCTGTGGTGAAACCTTCACTCCGGCCCGCAACCTGCAAAAGGTTTGTGGCCCGCTCTGTGCTATAGCCCACAACAGGGCGCTGAAACAAAAAAAAGCGGAGGCGGAACAGAAGGACAAGCTGAAGATGCGCAAAAAGGCTCTGCTTACCCGTGGCGACTACATCAAAAAAGCCCAGTCAGCCTTTAATGCCTTTATCCGTGAACGCGACGAGGGGAAACCATGCCCATCATGTGGCACTTATCACCCACCTATGATCTTTGGCGGCCAGTGGGATTGCGGTCATTTCATGGGGGTAGGTGCTCGTCCTGAATTGCGCTTTGAAGAGAAGAATGCTTACCGGCAGTGCAAAGCCTGTAATGGTGGATCGGGTCGGTTCGCTGCAAAGAATGCCACTGTACATGCCCGCTACAGGGAGACGCTGATCGAGTGGTATGGATTGCCGCTGGTGGAATGGCTGGAAGGCCCACACGAAGCGAAGCATTACTCAAAAGAAGACCTGGAAAACATAGCGGCTAAATACCGCCGTAAAACTCGCGAACTGAAAAAGCAGAGGGCCGCATGAATTACGATCTCATCTACTGTGATCCGCCGTGGGAATACGGCAACCGAATTAGCAACGGCGCAGCCTGTAATCATTACAGCACAATGAGCATTGAAGACCTGAAACGGCTCCCTGTCTGGTCTCTGGCTGCTGATAACGCCGTACTGGCGATGTGGTATACGGGGACCCATAACCGCGAGGCTGTAGAACTGGCTGAATCATGGGGTTTCCGGGTCAGAACAATGAAAGGCTTTACCTGGGTAAAACTGAATCAGAACGCCGCTGACCGCTTCAACAAGGCACTAAACGCCGGAAAGCTGGTGGACTTCAATGATCTTCTTGAGATGCTGGACCGTGAGACGCGCATGAACGGCGGCAATCATACCCGGAGCAATACAGAAGATGTCCTGATAGCGACCAGGGGAACCGGACTAACCCGCGCCAGCGCATCGGTAAAACAGGTTGTTCACACCTGCCTCGGTGAGCACAGCGCTAAACCGTGGGAAGTAAGGAACCGACTGGAGCAATTATACGGTGATGTGAAACGGATCGAACTATTCGCTCGGGAAGAGTGGAAAGGATGGGACCGCTGGGGAAATCAATGCAACAACAGTATCGAAATTATTACCGGACTGATTAAAGAGGTGAACCATGCAGCGTGATATTCAACTGGTACTCGAACGGTGGGGAACCTGGGCTATTAGTGAAGGCTCTCAGGTTGACTGGTCACCAATTGCAGCGGGTTTTAAAGGCCTCCTGTTAAATACCTCAAAGTCTCGCGAGTCATGTTGTGACAATGATGGCCTTATTGTAGACGCTGCCGTAGGAATGCTTAAACGAGCTGGCCGGGATGATGAGTTAAATCTGGTGATGTTGCATTACATGCATAACGTTTCTAAATCGACTATTGCCCGCTGGGAAAAATGTTCAGAGGGAAAAATACGTAACAGGTTAATGATAGCCGAAACGTTTATTGATGCCTGCATCATTATGAGTGGTGCCAGATTAGAAATGGATGATTGGGCCCATAAAAAAGAAGTAGAGAAAGTTGCATAAAAGTCTATTCGTTACGAATTTTATATATTAATGTGTTAAGAGTGGTCACTTAGACACGAACTTAAATATTACAGAACCTCGCCAATTGGCGGGGTTTTTTCATTTCAGGCCCTGACTAAAAGTTGCAGATTAACCGTGAAATGCATGAGCCTGCGGCCTGAATTCTTTCCCCTCGCACTGAGAGGATTCACAGCAATAGAGGGGGACCGATGTCCGAACCAATAACCGGCACAGGCTTAGCTGGTGGCGCTTTAACTGGGGCGAGTGTTTACGGGCTATTAACCGGTACAGACTACGGTGTTGTGTTCGGGGCATTTGCTGGTTCCGTCTTTTATATAGCGACAGCGGCCGATTTGAGCGCCCCACGACGAATGGCATACTTCGTTGTGTCCTATATCGCTGGAGTTCTGTGCTCCGGGTTGGTCGGTTCTAAGTTATCCGACCTGACCGGGTACAACGATAAGCCTTTGGATGCAATTGGTGCCGTAATCATTTCGGCATTGGCCGTAAAAATACTCACCTTCCTGAACAATCAGGATATTGGCTCGCTGGTGGCGCTAATAACGCGCCGGGGAGGTTCCGGTGGTACTAAATGATCCAACTGCAACCATCAATGCGCTGTTATGTGCTGGTGTCGTTGTTACGTTGATGTTCTATCGCCGCAGAGACTCACGACATCGTAAGTGGGTGTCGCGGCTGGCATGGCTGATAACAGTGATATACAGCTCTGTGCCGCTGGCGTATCTGTGCGGCATCTATCCCTATTCATCGTGGCCCACCATCGCGGCCAATAT